GATCTGCATTGTTCAAAGAAGTTCGTAAGTCTGGCTTTGCTGAAAACACAATCCTGTCGTATAAGAACATCGACAGTATGATCAAGAAACACGGTGCAGAGGAAGCTTGGGAAAAACTTGGGCAAGCACTTGATAAGAACGGTTTGTTCCAATCTCTTGATGAACAGTTTGGTACATTGTCTGCAAGAGGTAAAATAAACTTCTTGCCTTGGGAACAAGCTAAAGATGAAGCTGATAGGTTGATTGCTGCAAAAGGTGAAAAGAGAAGAGACCTTGCAGCTAACAATGCATTTTTCAAGTTCTTCTGGTTTGGTGACCCAGACAATGGAGTTAAAGGTTACTTTGAAGCATTGAATGATGCTGGCTTTGTAATGCATCCAGAGATACTTAAGAAATACAAAACAACTGGTGCTTTTTCCAGAACTATTCGTTTTATCAACCCATCTAAATTAGATAAACTAGTTAAGAACTGGGAAAATGAAACAGGTTATGTACTGGATGGCGTACGTACAGAGAAAGGTAAAGTATCCCCTGCCTTAATGGAAGCTGTTATGAAAAACAGCATGAGCTTGTCAGGTGAAAACCTGTGGATTGCATCTGAGTTATCTAGACTGCAGAAGGCAGGTGTTAGTAACAAAGGTATGCTTGAGTTGTACAAAAGGATACAACCTTCTGAAGGTCCGAAGCATAACCAAGCTGCTTTGTCTATGTACAAACGACTAATTACTTCTCACCTATCTACAACTGGTGCTAACCTCCAAGGTTTTAAAACACTTGTTTCACTAAATACTGCTGCAGACTTTGTAACTGGTGCCATTGACCTTACTAGGGGTGCTATTATGAAAGGTCTAGGTAACGAAGAGGCAGCTGTAAAGTTTTATAACAGAGCTTATGGTGAGTGGGGTGGAGTAATTCGTAGAATGGCAGATGGAGTATCTCCAGATATACCTATTGAGTATGCTGATGCTGTTCTTGACATGAATCCTCAGATAGCTGAAAAGTTATTTCGAGATGTTGCAGGTGATGGTGGTGTCAATGACTCTATGGCCATGTTTAATATCGACAAAGATAATAAAATCTGGGCAGCAGCTGATGCTTACACCAAGGGTGTACAGACCTTAACACTGGCTAGACTTCAAGATAACCTCACTAAACGTTTTGCCTTTGGTACAAATCTTAATCAGGGGATTATGAAAAAGTATGGAATAACTCCCGAAAAATTTTTCTCTGACCCTGATGCAGAATTTAAAATGGCTACAGCAGAGTTCCGTGAAATTATGGAACAAGCTGCATACCGTACTATGAGAGAAACAGCTTCTGTAAACTGGTCTACTCTACCTGCTACAAACTTTATGAGAAAGTCTGCAAGGTATATTGAAACAATTACTAACCGTTCCATTGGTGGTTATGTTGTACCCTTTGGTAGCTTCTTAAACACCACATTTGCAACTGCAGGTGATCTAAGTGGTGTAAACTATTTTAGATACGTAGGAGCTAAAACTATTGGTAAGCAAGTAGATCCTGTAACAGAAGATGGTGCAGAACTATTTGCAAAAATGGTTGTAGGTTGGGGTGCAGTTAGTTACGGTGTTGGTGGTCAGATTGGATTTGAAGCTGACACTGACGACAATGCTATCGAAAGAATACAGAGTGGCCTAACTTGGAAGCAAGATAGACAGCCTGACGGTACAGTAAGAAACCGTGAATTTGAGTGGCCAATGTCTCTTGTTAGAGCTACCAGCCAAGCTATTGGACATGGTATGCTTGAGACTGGTGAAATGGATATGGCCAAGGTTGGACAACGGTTGTTGACTGACAGTGACTTCCGTCAAAAGTTTATGGGGGCTATCCCAGACGATCTTTGGGTTGATCTTACTGTACAAGTAGGTCCAGGACAAGCACTACGTGATCTTGACGATCTAGGCAACTCAATGAATAGATCTTGGCAGATGGCAAAAGAAGGTGACTATGGCCCACTAGCCTACAGTATACTTGCTGCATCTGGTTCTAAAATAGCTTCAGGCTTTACTCGTCACCTTGACCCAGTAAACACTGCATACGGAATGTTTAACAATGCAGAGATGAATCCTGATCTACGTCAAGGTAATAAGTTTTTCAACGATGCAGGTCGTTATATAAATCAGTTAAATCCATTTAGTGGGACAGGAGATTTAGAACGTAGAGCTACACCAACGAGAGGCTTTGCTTCTGGTAGGGATATAGATGCTGGTAAGCAACTTATGGTTAGGTCTAGTAAAAATCCTAACTTAGTCGAAACTATATTCAACTCAGCAGGTGCTAACATCTTTACTCAAGTACGTTGGGATGGACCTGCTAAAGTAAAGAACTACATGGATGGACTACTAGCTCCTGCACTGCAGATACAAGCTGAACTAGCACTAGCTGCAAACCCAGACTATTTTACATCTTATTCACAGGAGGAAAAGGAACAAGTAGTTAAAAAGATAAGTGATAATGCCAAAGCTATGGTGCTAGACCAAATGGAAAACGGCGGTGTAGTACCTCAGAGCATGGATATTGTTCGTAGACTTAGTAGAAATAAAAAGACAACAGAAAAAGTTTTGGATCTGTTACCATTTGATTTTAGTGGTCTTGATACCTACGACCAAAAGATGGAAAAGATTTTAGAGATGGAGGATGGTTATCAACAACTGCTGAAGATCAAAGGTTTAGTAGACACCTACGACGATTGGAGTTCGACGATAACAAACTTTTAAAAAGGGGGCACTTGGCCCCCTATTTTTTTGATTGCTGTTGGATAAGTGCTTCGAGATACCAACGAGCTTTCTTTAGATCTTCGACACCGTTCTTGTAACGCCATCGGTGTAGATATTTTGCAATGTTACCTCGAAAGTAACCTGCAAGTTCATCATCACTGAGAAAGTCTTTGATATAATCAATGCACTCAATAGACCCCTGACCGTAGTGTTGGGGGTTATTTACATTGTCATTCATAGTTCTACCAGTTCTGCCTTTGTGTAAGGGATATGAAAGAAAGTTTCGCCACGCCAAATGTTCCTACCTTTAGCTTCTTTGATTGTATCATCAGTCATCAACGTGTCCTTGATACGCCAAGCCTTAGTCAGATCTTTGTTAAAGACATAGAAGTTAAGAACCCCATTCTCGTCTTTGTACTTTTCAACTAGCCTACGTTTACGTGCAGGAATGCGAATCTCATGCCAGTGTGTTGGCCAATCTCCGTCCCATGCTACCTTGACCTCAGCTTCATTGAAGTATGTGAAGTCATTCTTCTTTGAAACAACGTCAACGTTGTAGTCCTCTTTGTCATTCATAATCAAATGACCTTTGCCTTGGAGATAGCTGACTAGCTTTTCCTTAGCCTTCTGGTCGTAAGCCTCGTACAAAGATTTACTGAAGGGTCTATTAGTTCTTTTCATTTACCTTGTCCCCTGTAAGGTTTGGTGGATCTACGTTTATGTTTATTCATAGACCCAAGTTTCATTGAAGCAATCCTCTTAGACTGTGAGGTTTTCTTCTTCATAGGCTGATGTGAGTTAGCTGATGCACCCACAATCTGAACCTTAGCCATGTTCCTTTCTCCATTTTAATTCATACAACAATTTATTTTGTTCGTACTCAGACATAATACACCAATCACGTATCTCGTCAAGAGTTCTTTTACACCCCACGCAAAGATTGTCCTCACCTATTCGACAGATCTTCACGCAGGGTGATGGAACTTGCCCTAACTTTTGTCTACGTTGCCTACTCACACTGACGTAAGCCTGTAGCAGGGTCGAAGTAGCAAGCACCGCCTTCATCTACAAAGTCTTGTGTTTCTTCTACTGGATCTTCTTCTACGATATCCTCTGATGCAGAAGCATTAAGAATGCCGTAACGTTTACCTGCTGCACGGAATGTTGTACAGCCAGAAGCACCACCGTCATATGCATCCATGTAGACTTGTTTGAACTCTTCCCATGTCACGTCAGAACCAACGTTACAGGTCTTAGAGCAAGCTGAGTCAACAAAACGAGAAGCAACGTTCAACACTTTGACATGATCAAACACAGACAACTCGTCAGCAGTTTTACCTTTAACACCAAACACACGATAGCCATAGTCCTCTACTCGTTCTGTTCTTGGACCATCGAAGGTTTGGATAGTACGGTCGTAGTAATGTGAGAAGACTGGTTCAATTCCTGAAGAGACGTTGTCGGCTGACAAGCTGATCGTTCCTGTTGGAGCAACTGATAGAAGATGACTGTTGCGAATACCATGATCAGCAATGAGGTTACGGATATCATCAGGAAGAGTTTTAGCAAAATCAGATTCCAGATATTGATTATCGTAGAGAGGGAAGGCACCCTTCTCAATAGCCAGTTCCACAGATGTACGATACGCCACATTCCTGATCACTCCCATGATTTCTTCAAGGGTCTGCAGGAACCTATCACTGCCGTATTCAAACCCTAGTGCTTCAATAGCATTAGCTACACCAGTAACACCAAGGCCCATACGTCTTTTACTCTTGGCTTCCTCTTCTTGTTCTTTCAACGGATAAGTTGCTCTGTCTACGACATTGTCCATAGCACGGACGACATGAGGAATGTCATTACGTAGTTGGTTCATGTTAAAGACATAATTACCATCATGCTCTACGACATACTTAGTCAGGTTGAATGAGCCTAGTAGACATGCACCGTTGGGTGGTAGTGGTTGTTCACCGCATGGGTTAGTTGCAGCAATCTTCTCTGCGTACCACAAGTTATTCTTTTTGTTGATACGGTCGATAAACAGTATGCCTGGCTCTGCCCAGTCCCATGTAGAACGTAAGATGTTATCCCACAATGCACGAGCACTCACAGTTTTGTGAACACGTCCCTTGAACTTCAAGTTGAAGTCTAAGTCTTCTTTCACAGCTTTCATAAACTCATCCGTCACGCCTACAGAAATGTTGAACTGTGTTAGTGTGTCAGAGTTGTTCTTTGCTGTAATAAACTCTTCGATGTCTGGATGGTCAACACGTAGCACACCCATCTGTGCTCCACGTCTGTGACCTGCTGATGCAATGGTACGGCATACAGCATCGAAGATACCCATGAAGGATAAAGGACCAGAGGACTTGGAATCAAGTGACTTAATCAGTGTACCTCGTGGACGTAGGGTAGAAAAGTCATAACCAATACCACCACCTAGACGCATAGTCTCTGCTGCACGTCGAGCAGCTTCCATGATACCGTCCATGCTATCATCAATCGTAACAGAAACAAAACAGTTGTAAGGTGTCACACGTCTTGGTGCACCCATAGCAGACTGTACACGTCCTGCAGGTAGGAACCGTTGATTGTACAAAATAGTACGGAAGTTATGGAAGTGAGCCTCATTGTCTTTCAGTGCCTCAGCTACACGAGTCATAGCCTCTTTGAAAGTCTCGCCTTTACTGCGATACTTCATCGCATGAATCTCTTCCGAAATTGGAAGTGTTGGTCCGTATTCTAATTCAATATTTGGAATGTTCATCTATTGTCCCCTGATCCTGATAATGTACCACGTTGTTGTCTGCCATACAGCTTTTTGAGATTGGCATCTGCCAAGTCTTTTAGATCTACGTTTAGATCACGACATAGAGCAGCAATATACCATAGGCAATCACCAACTTCATCTGCAATAGCTTGACGGTCAAATGTACCGTCTCTCATAATCTTTTTAACTTTGTTTGCTACCTCACCTGCTTCAGCAGCTAGGCCAAGTGCAGGGTAGATCACTGCATGTTCTTGCTTATAGATAGCAGTGTTTGCAGCAGCCCTCTGGTAGTCATTTAATTGCCCTGAGTCGTAGTAGTCCCAAGCTTCTAAGTCAGTCTCATTTATCATATTTAACCTCACATTCTTCCACAATTATATCATCAATGTCATACAGGCTTGCCTGTACTAGCTCTGACACCACCTCAGTGTTGTCCCCAAATGTCTCCAAGAAGTTGGCATCTGGGTCAACTTTTATAGTTATATTTAGTTCGAACCTCATGAGCAAGAACCCCTAGTTATACCCAGGACCATCAGGCATGTCAACGATAATAGGTTCGATGCTCTTCATAAAATGCTTCTTCCATTCGTAAGCATCATCGAAGTCTTCGAACCAAAAGTTATCATCATTGATCTCACCGTCAATCTCTGTTCGACACACCATAAAATATTTAGAACCTTCTGGGGCATACTCAAGGTCTTCATCACTCACCTCATCAATGCCTATTGGACCTTCGGTAACTGCCCATATCTTTACTTCCATTTCTTTAACAACTCCATGTAATGGTCAAGGCTGACCATAGTTATCCACTCTTTTCTATCTGCCCGAAAGAATACAACTGGCTCTCCCTTGCCATGCTTACGGGCTTGCTCAATATAATCGTAGGCCATCTTCATTCCAGACTTTCTACGTTTGACTTCAATAGTAATAGGAATCTTTTTTCTAGCTGCAGGGGACAACTGGATATCTTCCCCAGTGTCCCCCATAGTAGTGGACTTAACGTCATCAGGTTCAAGATCAGGAAAGGATTGTAATATCTTGTCCCTAATTTCGTTCTGCCCAGTTCGACCCTTGGCTTTAGCTGCCCGTGTCATCGAACACCTCTTCAACCTTGGGTTCCTTTTCTACGTGAACGAGGTACTCAATACCATACGAGTACTTGAACATACGTAGGTTAGGCCAGCAAACTTTCTTGTACTCGCAGAACTGACAAGACTTGTTCAACTTAGTATTAGGACTTGCCTTGCTTGCACGTACAGGTTGAATACGATCTGCAGGTAGATCACCTGCTACCAGAGCTTTAGCCGCAAGCATCTCTTGCTCTTTAGTCTTAAGATCTTCTGTGAAGTCATGGATGTCTAAGCAGATCTTACCAGTGACTTTATCAACGGCAAGAAATGCCCCATGTGTTTTGTCAGTTACAAGTGGGTCATCTTTACCTGCATAGACATAAGAACTAAGTTGGCTGATGTAACCAAAGGCATCGTTCTCACGTAGTGTACCCTCTTTAAACTTTTTGAAAGCATATGGACTGCAGGACTTGACATCAACAGTCATACCGTCGATCACACAGTCACGGTGACCACGTATGCCATGAACGTTGAGTCTGTCCTGAGAACCCTTCATACTGTGTCCTGATGCTATAACCATCGACAGTATCAGTTCTTCAATCATGTCTCCGTAAAAGAAACGAAGAAGTAGATTAGCACTGAGTGGCTCACCAAAGTCTGGCTTGTTTACTTTGTACCAAAGCTTACGTTTACACGGTGTGCCAATAGACGAAAGAGATAGATACCCACGAGGCTCCTGCGGCTTACTAAATCTTTTATTGGCAGACATCGCAATGTTGTTGCCTAGCATAGAACCGATGGTGCCGTTCCAGCCGCCTTGACCGTAGATTACGGACTCAAGGTCTTCAACTAATGTATCAATCTTTTTCATGTTATCTCCTTAAAGGGTAGCCCCCCGAAGGGGGCCACTAGTTGTTTTGTGGAGGAGGTTAAAACAACACTTCGCCTTCTTGTTTAGCTGCAGTGGGTGGCGAAGTAGTTTCCCCTGCAGTATCTCGAACGTAGTCTACTTTATCAACTACGGTAACTTTGTCAAGCCGTGTACCCACAATGTTAGGGCGGCTTGTATCATAAACCGATAACTCTACTTCTACTGTAGATCCATTACCAATAGGGCCATCGGTATCAAGGTCGTAAGAGCTGCCATCAGCCCAAGTAACAATAGGCGCACCACTGTCCCAATCCCTTCCTGTATTAAACTTACGGATGAATTTAACTTTAGTTCCTCGACCCATTTGATCGGGGGAACCTTTCTTCATAGAACGTGAAGCCTTGAGTGCAGCAAGGTTGTCATCGTCCATGATAAGATCAATAGTGCAAGCACCGTCATGATCCTTGTACACACCATCGAAACCTTCCATGTCACGATTTTGTGTGAATACTTTTGCCCATTCAGCAATACCAGATAATTTTACTTTACGTGTAGCCATTTGGCCCTCCTTAGTTAGTGTACGTCACTATATCGTTGACCATACTGGATGTCTATACCAAGGTCAACATTTAATTTAAGTTCTTGATTAAGTTTTTCAATAGCCCAAGTCAAAGAATTTGAATGCTCGTTCTGTTCTCCAACCTTAACCAAGTTGATTGATTCGTCATGAAACTGACCGATGATGTTGGGTCTCCTAGTTCTATACAAAGCAACCCATTTGTCAAAACAATATGCACCAGTCGATTGATTTAATGTCGAGAAGACATCCTTCTCATAACGAAGTGAATGCCAGAAACCACTGACAGGATTTTGAACCCACATCTCACCATTGATCTGTCTGATCTTTTGAGCCTCAGCAAATGCCTTGACTGACCAGTTACGTTCCCAATACGCATCTAGAATAGACTGAGCATGTGGAACTGCCATACCAGTGGTACGTGATAACTTAGCTGCACCTACACCATAGGTTGCGGAGTAATTGACAACCTTGTAGTTCTTGCGAAGTGCTTTCAGCTCTGGACGTTGACCTTGATTGTAAGCATCAATGTCAGACTGTTTGATAGCACCTGCGTGTTTAGCCAAGTCGAGGTGTGGGTCAAAACCTTTTTGAGACATCTCATGTACGTAATCAGGATCATACGGAAACATGTAGTGTCTCTTGGTGGTATCTTCAAGGGATGTCATGTCAGCACCGCAAAGAACGTAACCCTCTGGAGCAATCAAGCAGCCACGTATCTCTTTACCCCACGGTCTGTCTACCCCAGGAAGGTTCACCAATGGTTTCTTGTGTTTGAAACGTAGAGTGTTGGTAAGTCCATCTATCTCAGCTTTGACATAGCCATTCTGTTGGCACTCAAGAAATGCTTCAAAGATCTTAAGTCTGTGCTGCATAACAGTCAGACCTTCAAGAACTTCAACAGCAGGGTTCTTCTCTGCAATCAATCGTACTGAGTCAGTCAGTTCACCTTCTCTACGGACTTGTGGAATTTTTCTCTCTTCGCCAGTCTCCTTGTTTCTGTCGTATTTAAATGTGCATGGCTCCCAACCCATTGAGTAGAGCCAGTCCTTGACTTGATCAGTAGAGTTTGGATTAGGTTCATTCCAACCCTTGGTGATCTCTACCTCACCATCGTAGTGTGGTGGCAAGCCTTGTTTCTGAAGCAGATCAAACCAACGTTGACCGTGAGCCGATGGTGTACCGTCCTTGCGGAAACAATTCTTTGGCTTGGTCTTTTTAGCAGTGACTCTGCGTTTGGGCATAACTGCAATTAGTTCTGCTTCCTTCTCAGACTTCTGTTGAGTTAGATCGTCTACACATTTCTGTGCAAGATCAACGTCAAGCTTCCATCCAATCTGTTCGGCAGTAGCAGCACAGTTCATCTTAAACTCTAGGTAACGGAAGAACCGATCTAAGTTTGATTTGTCTTTGTAAATGAACATGAATCTTTTTAGAAGATTCTGCCATAAGCACCAGTTGATTTTTACATCTTCCGTACATCTGTGTTGATACTCCTCCAAGGTTAAGTTTTGCCAATCATCAATCTTAGGTTTAGGGATACCAAAATCCTCACCAAAAGATTCAAGGCCATGCTTTGACCGATCATAGTTTAACACCCAAGACATTGGCAGTGTGTCAAAGAGACGTGCTGTCACCTTGATACCCAAGATCTTTTCTATAAGTGGTACATCATATCTAATAATATTGTGACCAACCAACCCAGGCTGACTGAGTATAAGGTCACGCATATCAGAATAATCAGACAAAGTTTGATAAGTTTTACCATCATGGGTATAGGATAAGCAGTGTATCTTTGTAGCCTGATCAAGTAGCCCGTCAGCTTCTACATCAAATACAATCATGCTGCTATTTCACTCCTTTCGTATGGAATCTCTTCACTTAAGATCGTCGTCACTGGATCGTAGTAGACTGAACCTGCTCTGCCCAATCTAGCAAATGGACGGTTCTTGTCAACAATAAAATCAGTGGTGTTCTGAATTATTTCATCCTCGGACTCGGTGTCCCGTTCGATCTTGACACAAATGATGGCCTCTTCCTCAAGGGATGCAGCATACTTGGTACGCCCATCGTCATTGACCTGAGAGATAAATACCACACCGATGTTCAGCTCTTTGGCAAGTTGTGCCATACGTGAGCCAAGGGTAGTCAGTGTACTGGTAGCACCATCAACACCAGTGCTTGACAGGTAAGCCAAACGTTGGACGTGATCCACAAACACAAAGTCAGCACCAAAAGATGTGACAGCCATGCGGGTGTAGTCAAGCAGTGTCAGTGGGTTGTCATGTGACTGCATCTCAAAGATGATTGTCCTGTTGTTGTCAGAGTCAGCAATCTTGTTTGCTGCTGCTTCAACTTGGTCGAGGCTGTACCCGTTACGATCTGCATCCTCTTTGGTACGGACGTTAGCACCTAGCTCGTAGGTGGCCATAGCCCGAAGTGTTGTGGACTTCATCTCTTCCATGTGTAGAAGAGCAACCTTGACACCCTCGTTCTGTAACAGTCCAGTCTCAAAGTAACGAATCACCTCAGTCTTACCTGTACCACGGGGAGCTTTAATAAACGTCAGGCCACCTTTGACCATCCCACGAATCTTTTCGTCGAGACCAGAGTGACCAGTCGGGACATACTCGTAAGGGTTCTCTGTACGCAATGCGTTAGAGAAGTCGTCACGAGAACAGAAGAAGTTCTCAGGGCTGTACCGCATGGGCTTTTTTGCTGCCCACATCAAGTCCATACCGTCACCTGCTTGCAGGAAGTCATTGGCATCCTTGTGCTTGGACATAGGCACATACCAGAACTTGTCTGGGAATGCTTGGTACAACTTGTCAGCTGCCCTACGTCCTGCATGGTCAAGCTCACCTGCGTAGATGATCTCTTTGAAGGACGACAGATAAGTATGGTTGTGAGCTATAAACTTCTCACCGATACTTGCTGACGGTAGTGACTTGACAGGAAAGCTCTTGCCAAGAATCTGATACAAAGATGCAGCATCAAACTCACCCTCGGTCAGATAGATACGTTGGCTTGTACCTGCGTTGAACTCAGGGCCAAACAAATGGTTCATGCCCATGCCCCGATCTTTAGTCCAAGACTTGGACTTGTCATCCACCAGTCGGTACTTGACCGTGTGTGGATACTTGTAGGCATAACGGACAGGCCTACCATCGTCACCTAGCTGCACAGCAATGCCATACAGTTCGGCTACGTCAGCATCCAAGCCTCGTATGCCCTCATGTGTCTGAGACACGATTGGTATATCCATAGGGTTTCTCCTCTCCTTCAATGGATACTCGGACCTAACCCACTCAAAGACATCTGGCATGTCCTTCATGGGGTAGGCTCTGGAACAAGAGTGACAATGGCCAAAGCCATCATCGTTCCAGTTAAATGCGTCACTTGATCCGCAATCAACATACGGACAAGCTAAATGTGGGTTGTCATTGCTTGCCACGTTTAACCTCCAATCTGAAAGCCCCCTCTGGGCTATCCATTGCACTATACAGATCTATGAGCTGTTGTAAAGACATAGTTATCACATCGTTCTTTTTTGCAGTCTCGTTATACTGAATCATGTACACACGTCCATCGTCTGTGATAATTACACTTACATCCTCATGCCTGTCTTTTTCATCCAGAGTACGTATATAAGCATGGTCGTATTCTAATTCAACCGTGAACATTACTCCTCCTTTGTTCCAAACTCATACTCTGTTAGTTCATCTTTCTGGTACTTGATGTGATCCTCAATAAAGTCATACACTATCTGAAGATCAAGCTTGGCTGCTGCACAGTACAGTACTAGTTTCAAACCTTCTTCTTGTAACAGCTTGGCACAATTAGCATCGAGGTGAAACTGATAGGTGGCACTGCCATCCTCATGTTCCTCTACTTGCTCTACTCCAATCATTCCTGCATCTTTATCCATCTGCATACATCCTCAATGCTTCCCAAGAGTTAGGGAAAATGTCCATCATTACATCTTCGATCTTCTCAGCTACGATACGTGTCTCAGCTTGAGTATCATCCTTTAGGCGTAGTCCACACATCTTAGCAAATGCATAGAGTGACCCAGACCAGTACCACTCAGTCATCATAGACTGTGGTAGTACCATACGTGCTTGTTCAGGTGCTACACCCTCGTCCAAGAGTTGCTTGTACATCATCAGGGCATTCTTATTGTAGTACAGCACATTGGCGTTACTCTCTACCTCACCGTAACTACCCTGCTTCTTATCTTCTGCACGTCCACGCCAGATGGGTGCTTCGTATAGTTCAGGTTCTTCATCCACATACCTACGGCTGATCTCGTTCCACGGCATGTACTCATGCTTCTGTAACTGACGTGCCACAAAGATTGGTGCCTTGACGTGGAATGTAGCAAAGGCGTGGTTGAACGGGGACTTGTGATTGTGCTTGGCTAGGTACATGATGAGCTTGGCATCACGTTCGGAGAGAACCATCTCAAGGTAATCACCTTGTTCGTCCTCTTTTACTACACCTTCTACAAGTTCACTCTTCTTACCAAAGCTGACCCTAGCTGAGTTGACCACCGATAGGTCTGACCCCATGTGATCTATGTACGTTACTTGTATCATTTTACTTTCACCTCTAAACATGCAACTGCCTCACCCTGATGTGTCACTAAAACTTGTGCAGCATCTAGTGCAGCAATGCACTCTTCTTTTTTAGCATAGGTATCTAACTGATAATAGTCAACACCTTGACTGTTTGTTAGCTGAAACCAAACCATTACCCAGATCATTGTATCGGCCCCTCATACCAGTCATCCCATGTGTTTGCAAGATGTTTGTGAAACTCTACATCAGCTGCTAATAAATACAAAAGATGAGCAAGCTCAGGTGCGTACTCATCTTCCAGTGTCCCATCTTGGAAACACTTACCCCAATGTCGGAACGTATCCGCAGGTATCTCTCTAGGTTTCTTCATTTTCTTCTGTCTCCTCACCTACTTTAAATGTTACAGTGACATAACCGAACTCATCCGTAACCCATACCTCGTGAATTGGACAAGTACGAAGCCACTCCCAAAACTCTTCTCTAGTCATTCTCTTTGTCTCCTTTCCAATGCAGACTTTGCGGTTTTCAAACTAAATTTGTTATATGGATTTAAACTCTGTACGTTCTTATGCCCTGAAACAGATTGAATTGCAAGATGGTCTACATCACTTTCAATCATCTGTACAATGGCAGTCTTTCTCAGGTCACCAACTCTCAGCTCGTCAGGAAGCCCAGCAATGGCCTTAACCTCTGCAAGCAGGGTAGTCATCTGAACAATCGTTAGAGGCCTGTAGGCGTTGTCCTGTGGCCTGTGGTGAGGCACTACATACGGTTGGAAGTCCCAGTCCTCTTTCTGCTGCTTAAGCATGGTGATTAAGTTATCAGGAATTGGTAATTCTACTGTGGCACCTCGTTTGGTTTGCGTAATGGTGACTACCCCTTCGTCAAGGTCTAGCTGATCCCAAGTCAGGTTGCGGATATCGACTGGGCGTTGTGCCCATTCATAACACATCAGGACAATGAGTCCGATGTTTCTCCAGTCAAACTTGGTGAATGCTATGTCGAGGAATGATAGTACCTGATCGTGTGTCCAGATAACTGAACGTGGCTCACTTGTACGTTTGCGTACTCGTGCCATAGGATTGACCGTGAGCTTCTCCATCGTGATCAAGTAGTTCATCAAAACAGAGAAGATACGTGCACAGTGATTGGCATTGGCAGTGGATGTCTCCAACTCCCAAGTGTCATAGATCTCAGTGCAAAGTGGTACGTTGATGTTCTTGATCGAGATGTTGCCCAAGGTTCTACCACCTACAGACATACGACAGAAAGACAATAGGGCAGACTCGTAACCTTTTTGTGATGATGCTGCGAGTGATGCAAACTGTCTTGTGTGTAGGTATTCATCTACTGCTGTCTTGAATCTCA